AAAGCCATCAAGTGATTATTTAGTGGCTACTTTTCTTAAATGCTTTGTGCCGCCACCTCCTACCGTCTTGAGCTTATCGAAAGTTTCTTTTGAATTGTTAGCGGCTGCTACCATCAATGCTTGAGCGTTAGTAATAGACTTGGCCTCTTCTGTTTTACCAAACTTCTCGTACAAACTCTTCAGGTTGGTAGTCTCCTTCAGGAACTGAGTGTTCAACTCGTACATTTTGTCCTTGGTCATGTTTTCAAGGTATTGGAACTCTGCAATGTTGAAATCGACGCCTAGAGTTTTTTCTAGCTTTTCAGTTTCTTCACGCAAAACATAGAACACGTTTGCGTACTGTTCCAGTAGCTTGCTGACATCCACTATCACCTGAAGGTTTTGTACGTAGCTTTGCGTTAGCTTTTGATTAAACTTGGCGATTTCTTTGTACTTGCTGATCTCGTCAGTGTATTTCTTGTTGGTGCGTTGTATTTGCTTGGTCACTTGTTCTATCTCTTGGTTGATATCTTTGTCGGTGCGACCGATGTTTTCACCAAGTTTTGATGCAGGAGCTAGTACAGAACTAAATAATGGCTCCTTCTCCTTTTCTTTTGGGGAACCAAATATCATACCAAAGTCTGGAATGTATTTGGACATTTACTTGTTAAAGATAAAAGTTTATGAAGCATACAGTAAACCTGCAAGCCCACTGCTTATCCTCAATATGTTGTGGTTGACGGCATATATTGTGGCATTGAAACTGTAACTACTGTCAAAAGGTCTCTCGGCCTGAAACACTAATTGAAACTTGTTGATACGAGATGCATTTACAGACCCAGATGGTTGATGATCTTCTGGATTGATACAGAAACTGTAAACATAAATGCCATCTTTGCCACAACCTTTATGGTGTTGAAATGGCTGAACATAGTTGTAGTAGAATGCGTCTTTATCTTCGATGCGATTCAGGCCGTTGAACATTATTCTTGCATTTTTCATAATGTGTGATTTACGATAATTCAAAAAGTCAAACCAACTATTTGTAGCACTTATGTCGTTTCGCTTACACACCCACATTATTTCTTTGACGGGGTTCTGTAACACCAAGTCGACTGTATTGTTTTCGTTAACCCCGTAGTACTCTATACGCGTAGTTTGTTCAATAAGATATTGCACAGGGTTGTACGCCAAATGCCTTCTCTCTAATTTGTCCAAAAAAATATAATTGACCTCCAAATATGCCTTAATGTCCAGAACACTTTCAGCAACAAGGTATGTGCTATACTCGTTTGTAACAAACCTCGACAAACGATCGCTATCATTGTTAGAATTTGGTGCTACAAACCTAGGGAAGCCATCGTCGAGCTTCAAAAGCTTATACAAGTGAGCGATAGGTTTTACCTCTAAAGTTACCTCCGTATCACTGTATTGCAAACTTACTAGAGGCAAAGCCTGCCCGCTGTCTTTATTAAACCAAAACTGTAGGGGAACATATACTTTTCTACCTTTGATAGAAATCATCTGGCGAGCATCAATAGACGACGGATATTGTGATGTCGTGAATCCATTTATTCCATCAGGAATTGAATGATCGATTACTACTGGGCGAGTCATTTCAAGCGTGTTGCCAGTCATTTTGTCATATGCCTCTCGTTTGTCTTTGGGCATTGTAAGGTTATTCATGATGTGCAGAAATTCTCCTGTTTGTTTGTCTATAATACTCCCTCCGACACTCACAAAATAATTGTCTATGAATGCCTCGCCTATGTTATCAATCCACCTAAACGCCTTATCGGTATTGCTAATGATGTCCGGAAGCTCAAACACAAAGTATATTTGTTGAACTAAATCGCCATGTCGATCAATCTTTGCTTTAAAAGTTGTAGGTTCGTAAATGTTGGCATCAGTGCGAGATAAATTCACGCGTATGCTCTCCATAGAAAAGTTTGTATGAGTCTGAAAAATCTTTTTGAAGAATGTAATAGATGGGTTCCCATTTAGATACACGTTTTGACTCCCCCACGCGAGGAGTTGTATTAATCCACCAGGCATAATAGTACTATTATACAAGAGGATGTTTTTGCGGTAATACAAGCGCACGCAAATTTCCGTCTGTATATATTATAAAATGGCACAGACAGACAAATTGTCTTACATCAACACATTGATATTCACATTGATTGCTGGAGTAATTTCACTAGCCCTTCTGTGTATTCTGTTGTTTCCGATAGGCAAAAAGTTTTTAGTGTTTGTGGTGTCTGTTGAAATCGGCATTCTAACCATAATTGCATTCTGTATTTATAAGATTGCCACAAACGAGTCATATTTGCGAAGACTTCGCGATAGCAACAATATTGTCGTCAACTTCGAACAGTGTGGTGACTATTACGTTAAAAATATCAATCAGTTTGGCAAAGAGGTATGCACAAATAATTATGTTGTGACGGACGAAACAAACACTAGGTATGTTATGAAAATATGGGACGCCGGAGCGTCTAATATTCCCGGAAACAACAACATTCGCGAAGATCAGGTAAACTTTTTTGGGAACAGCAACGCCAATGCATCGGACGCGACAAATCGTCGTGAGTTGTATGCTCTGAAGGAACTAGCTACATCGAGCAATCTGACGACATTTACAGATAAATGTAAGCCGTTCTATTACAATGTACCGAATTTTTCAGAATATCAAGGCATTCCGTGGACATACGCCAAGTCAAGGTGCCAAAGCTTTCAACAATAAAAAATGACTTAAGACTTTGATGATCGAACATGAGATATGGACTTATTGCAAGAATGCTATCCTACAAACATCTCTCAGTTTGCCGGGAATCGTTTCTTAATCAAGAAGCTTTACGAAAGTGTTAGCAAGGGGGCTAGTATCATTATTTTTGGGCCAACTGGTAGCGGAAAAACAACATTGTGCCGTATATTCCAAAACAACATAAGTTACCAGTCTTTCTTCGAAGTAAACAAGGATACATTTTCGTCTGTTCGTGATGTTATAAACAATCTGAAAACATTCATAACAAGCAGAACTATAGAGAGCTTTTTCAATACGACGCGCCCTAAACGTCGTGCAATATTCATAGATGACTATGACATTTTGATAAACACGGACAAGACTTTGCAAGCAAGCCTAGCAACAGAAGTGTTCCCTCTTTTGCAACAACACAACATTCAGCTCATCATTACTTGCATCACCGATCATACTATCAAGAAGAAAGTTCAAGATTCTATCAAATATATAGAAGCTGTCAAAATCAGTCATCCACAACCAAAAGAGGCCTTCTCGCATCTGCTGGGGGCGCTGGGTGACAAGTTGGATGGAAAAGAGGAAGCACTACTATCGTTACTTAACAAGTACAAAGGATGTATTCGAGATGCTATGATGCACTTGAACAATCCTACCGACAATGAAGCGATTGGAATTGCATTCAAGGACCTAAACCAATTTGAAATAGTAAAAGCCATATTTACTAAGAACATCAGTCCACAAGACGTCAAATATATTGTACAAAATGATGTCTCTAACATTACGTATCTTTTGTTCGAGAATTTGCCTGAAGAGTTGTGTTTCAATCGTGAAAGTGGTAACCCTTTAGAGATATATCAAATTATCTTGAATTACTTTTCGGATACTGCAGAAATCGAAACATTTGCATTCAATACTTCCGATTGGAAGCTCTATGAGTCGGCTAATCTGATGCGAGTCGAGATGATGCGCAAATATCTCAACATGCACCCTTCTAAGGCTGCTAGTGCAAGAAAAGACAGTCAATTGCGTTTCACGCAGCTCTTGTCGAAGATGTCGCACAGAAACATCTACTTCCGACGATTAGAGAATATTCGTGAAAAAACACTTCTAAACCACGAAGAGATAGTCAGTACAATGGAGAACAGTGATGAGGCATTCAAGAAGAATTCAGACGAGTCTAATATACTTGTCACATACAAGAAATACTTTTCTGAGATTATATAAAAATGAGCTCCACGAATGCACGAGTCCCAAACGCTGCGGCAGAAACTGCAAAAGGCTTCATGGGTAAACTGTCTGCCTGGACTGGCGAAAACGGCGTAGTAGTTTTGATGATTCTTGGTTTTGTTCTTGTTTTTATGATTGTTGTTATCTACATATCATTCAAGATCAAGAGTTCGTCTCTCCAAGGAAAACGACTTGTTCAAACGCCTATAAAACTTGATAAGATGGCTGCTCCTCTAGAAGTACCAGGATCCATGATACCCACACCAATGGTTGGTCTTGAATACTCTTATGGATTCTGGATATACATTGAAAACCTAGATCAAGTCAATAGTGGTCACAAGCTACTGTTTTATCGCGGTGAAGCCGGCAATGTATCCAGCGCAAACCCCATCGTGTTAATGGATGGCATCAGCAACAAGCTCAATATTGTTCTCAAGACGGCTAACTCATCTTTGTCTTCAGCCACTTTGCCTGCTCAGTCTGGTAAAGCTCCTCCTACATACGAAAACGACCTCAGCAACATTTCCACATTTAATTGCTTTGCGAGCAAGGAAACTACTTGCTTGCCCTATCAAAACAAACACGTGATTATACCTATCGATTATGTACCCATTCAACGTTGGGTGCACGTTATGTTTACCGTAGAGAACAAGCTAATCACTGTTTACTTGGATGGTGAGATCTACAGCGTAAAGAGCGTAGACGAACTAAAAGGCATGAAGAAACTTCCGGATAATCTTGTGATTGACAAGACCACAGGAACAGTTTTCGTTGGCAAGAATCCACAAGTAGGCAACGGCAATACTATCAATGGATACCTGTCTAGGCTAGAGTTCTTCAATTATGCCGTGTCTCTGAATGATGTCAAGGCGTTGTATGCGAACGGTCCTTTGAAGACAGGACTATTATCTATGATTGGGCTTGCGAACTATGGAGTACGCGCACCAATATATAGAATTGACGAGCTGCAAGAATAAGAGTTCTCAGACTATTTTTGTCACAATAAAGTAAACAATGAGCGCTTTGTCCATTACTCTTCAGTTGTTGGCAGCATTGATTGTGATCATCATATTATATATTGTCACGCTAGTAATACTCAACATCGATGCATTAGTGGTCGGTATTTCGACTACCGCTAAACCACGTGAAAAATCATTGATTATTGATGGATACATGAACGTTAGTGGTCTGTATGGTAAGGAATTCAACACAGTCAACGCTTTTACTCAAAACTTTGTAAAGATTCCTAGGTCCATCAACACTTTTGGTGGAGCTCAGTTTACCTATCAGTTCTGGATCAGAATCAATGAAGCCAACGATGACTTGTTTAAAGATCTACCGATTCTATTGAAAGGTGATAACAAGATGTACAACATCAACTTGTATCCAGTAAACTCGCCCGGAGGAGTAGCGGTTAAAAAACTTCCAGCCGATACCTATGTTAGGTGTCCTCTCATCAAGTTCGGGAACAGCTGGAGACATCTTGTAGTTCAGTTCAACACCAACAACATGCCAACGACACAGATAGACATTAAAATGAATCCTGAAGGCAACGCAGGTAATCGCCGCAACCTGATGAGTCTGCTACCTATAAACTGGTATCTTTTGACATTTGTGTTCGAAGACAACTTTTCTTCAGTCGATTCTGCTGAAAATGGCATCAAGTTTACCTACTACATGAATGATGCTCCTTATCAGATCAACACCGCATCTACAGAAGTTTCTTTGAGAAACAACTACTTAAAACAAAATGATGGCAATCTATATCTATTCCCAAGGACACCAACCGTAAACGGTGATTTTATGAACATAGGAAACCTGACATACTATAACTATGCTTTGTCGATAGATCAAGTTCGTAGAACATTCGCAGCTGGTCCACCAAAGCATACTGCGAAATTGAACAGGCAAATGAACTACCAACCGGCGCACATCACAGCTTTCAACAAGTTGGACGTGTATAACATGTAGCTAAAAGAACGATGTGATTTGGTTGACTTTTTCTCCCTTTGAAGAACTGAATTGTCCTCGATCCATAGGATCGGGTAGCTTGCTGATGTCTTTTTTGTACTGCATATACATTCCAATCTCTTGCATGATTTTTGGGACACAGAACTGTATAACGCGGTCGTTTAGATCTTTGATTTGATCCAGAATTTTGTAAGAAACATGTTTGGCATAGTCGAGGTAGATGGATCTCATTACTATTTTTAAGTCGTTATCGGACTGTCTATCAATTATATATTTCTTGCACGATGCTGTGTACACATTATATCTGATAGCGTCTTGCAACACATCTATGTTCTGTTGACTGAAAAAAATGGAGCTAATGTCATTGGGTGTATGAATGTTCGTGATAGCTTCTGACGTATACGTATTTGTGGATCTTCTGCTGTTATACTCTCGATACAAGTTGAATGCGGGAGCATTGTCATCGGAGACATCTACCCGTCCCATACTGGGTCTATCTGGAAATATACTCATTTGAAATATCTGAATAAAATATATAATGAAGTTACTCACAGTGACTTACGTCAAGAAGTTGGGGCTTAAATCATACGAGCAAGAAGCTGAACAGTTTGCACAAGAGTGTCTCAAGAACTACCTAACACCCAAGCGTCAAGCAGGTGGCACAGTTATGCCATCTGATTTTTTCGGTGTTATTGGACTTGGATACGTTGACGCAGACGCAGGAACATATATGGCTCCTACACCTGAGTTTGCACGTCCTTTCGTTAAATCAACGTTTGCATTGTCTGGAGGATGCGACTGTTTCAAGATATCAAAAACAGCTTTCAATGCATTTGCTCCTGCTGGCACGTCTTACCAAAAGAAAACCAAGTTTGAAGCATTATTCAGTAAGCTTCTCAAGAAAGCTGCTAAACTTGACAAGGATGTTCTTACAAAAGCGTCTATGCAGGCTGTTGTTCATCGCGAAAAGCAATTCAAGCCGTTCGTCTAGATATCTTCAATTCGGTCAATCTCGGTGAGAAATCTGTAATCGCTTTCAGACATGGTGTTTGTGAACACACGTCCGAATGAGTTAACAGTAACTTGATACTCTCCTAAATCACGAATACTCACGATGTGCATATGGCGAGTCATTAAATTTGTAATGTCATTGTGGTCAGTGGGCAAGTCGTCTACTGCAATACCAAGTTTCCAGGACAAATAGCATTTTGTCAGTCGTTGTTCGGCAACAAGGTGTTTGTATTTGTTTTCACGAATGCTTGTCAAAGCTGAACTGAACATGCCGATCATGTTCGATGTAGACCCAGCAATGATATGATCAGATATGTGATAAGGATAATGACCAGTTTTCCTTGCAAATACGTTGTTGCTGATGATCTTATCTGGGTAGGCTTCTAAGAGATCTTTTATGAGCTTAATGTTTGAATAATATTCATCACCTCTACATTTCACCGCAAATTTGGTTGTTACTTTTTCTAAACCAATCAGTGTACCTGCGACATGAACATTGACGTTTTGATTATTATAGTATGGTTGATCCAATACCTGTTGTAAATCCCAAGGCTTCCATGTAACATCGATAACAACTCCGTGTTGGAAAGTTAGGTTTCTCAACACTTCAGTTGTGACTCCGCTTGGCTTTCCTTGGATTACAAATGATACCGTCTCATTGTCGCGGACCTCAGGAGTAACTGCAAGAATACTCACGAACCCATTGTGTTGTTGCGATGGGTACCAACCATAAATTATGTAGCCATGTTCGATAAGTGTATCAATTGTTTGTTGCCGTTTATCATCACAAACATAAGCATTTATTCGACCTGCACGATCACGAATGTTTGCATCCAGGTTGTCATCCCTGCAAATGTTTTGATCGAACATAACTACTTTTGTATTACATATATTGCTCAAGTTAAACCCTTTCTGAGCGCACAACCAGAATCTCGATTGTCCCGGGGCGTACTTGCCTGTATTCTTGATTTCCCAATTGTACTTGTGAACCATGGTATTCAGCGTTGGCTCCAGAATCTGCACAAAAGTAAAGCCTTTCTGTGTGAGGATACGTTCTATATACTTTTCACTGGTGTATGAACCAGTGCCGTTCAATGATTGGTCATAGCCTTGTTGTGATACTTGAATGATAGGAAAAAAAGGATCGTCCGAGTCTACTACATCTACATCTAATAACAAGTACTGACTACGTCCGACAAGATTGTCAATATGCGCTTCAATATCTTTCAAACAGTGTAAGACACCAAAATGTGTTATGATGTCTACCGAAGGAAAATCACATTGTGTATCATAATCGTCAATACGTGTCGCTAGCTTACTTCCGAATCTGTTTTTAATCATATCGATGTACTCTCTGCGTCCATCAGAACATATCACGTTTGCCCCTTTTTCATGCATACAGGCTGCAAACGACCCAAACCCACTCCCGATATCAAGTACAGTCTTTCCTTTGAACGAAACATACTTGTCTAAAGTTTCTAATCTCGCTTTCCACCATGAATGGTAATGTCCCATGAAAAAATACGGTTTAACCCTATGTGACAGCATCTATATATATAAGTACAAAAAATTGATTTAAAGATAGTGTCGTAGACTTGATACTCTTAAATGGAATACCCTACTGCATACCGCGTCAGTACGATCACTGCGACAGGTGCTTTGGGATGTCTTGTGGATTTAGACAAGTTTTTCCAAAACATAAACTTGGAAGAGCACCCTAACATTCTCTATGTAGAGTACGGGAAGCGCAAGTTCGACAAGTCTTATTGCAAAGGGCAAATTAACAAAGTAATTCAAATGGGCACCAAAAGCAAACGATTCGATAACCAGGTCACTATACTGTACAAAGACCTCGATACAGGCATTTACGTAAGCGCAAAAGTGTTCAGAAACGGAAATCTTCAAATGACTGGTATCAAACACAACGATCAAGGTATTCTAGTAATGAATCTGATCAGAGACGTAGTGATAACAGCTTATCGTATAGACAATGCTGTTTTGCCAAATTATATATCAGAGTTGGTGGCTTCTCAGTATTCGGTTCGTTTGATTAACAGCGATTTCAAAATGGGATTTCCCATCAGAAGAGACATACTTTACAAAACCATGATGAAAGAGTACGAACATGGTTGTTCTTACGAGCCTTGCATTTACCCAGGGGTGAAAATACAGTATTTCTATAACAAAGACAAGACATCGATGCCAAGGGACGGCATATGTCGATGCGCTTCGCCTTGCATTTACAAGAAAAAGGGCAATGTCACTGGCTGTCGTAAGATTACAATTGCAGTGTTTCAAAGCGGAAGTGTTATTATGACAGGAGCTCAACATCTGGAGCAAATTGATGAAGTGTATAAGTTCATTACCAAGGTATTACTCACGCACGAGAACACGATCAAGAAGGTTGTGTTGTTGGAGGAACCGGTATTACCTAGTGAATCTGGTGAAAAGGTAATGATTAAGAAAAAAAACATTGTTTACCATACGTCGCGGCTCCTTTAGAGCTAGAGCCTTTGCTGCGGCTCGCTAAGCCTTTGTTAGAGCTTTGTTTAGCTTTTTGAGGTTGTGCGAGATCTCCAGAAGAATGTCAGCAATGTTCTGGCCGTCTGCTGTCATGAAAAACTTTGATAAAACTAGGAAGAGAGGGTCGCCACCCAGAAGTTCAGCAGTATCGTATGACGCTTCTGA